TATATCCGAGATGGCCATGCTGCCTGCCTTGATAAGTTGCTGAAGTGTTACACCAACATTGTCGAAATCCTCGTCGGCTACAGCTGAGTCATTGCTATTCTCGGCAGGCACGATCTCTCTTGCCTCCTCGTTTACCGGAACAAGGTCGGTGGCAAACTCTGTATCTAGTGCTTGCGATAGCGTTTTTCTCGATTTCATTTTATCATTCCAATGTATCTGGGAACTCGATGATGGTCTCTGTATAGCCAAAGTCATCTGTTGGCTCGGCATCCAGTGGATCAGGTTCAACGGTGATTTGTGCCAGTTTCAATGGCGATGCGTCAAAGCTGACGATACTGTAAACGGCATTGGTGGAAACTGCCCGAATGGTGCTGTTTACCGTGAACTGACCCTGTGCGCCGCCAATCATTAGTTTTTGATTGTTTCTATCCCACGTCATGACTGTGGCAAATGCCGTGGCATTCGTGTAGTTGGTGCCTTGGTACACCGTGTCTTGTATCATAAATGCGCCATTGTTTCCAATATCTGTATTTATGCGAATGATGTATCCAGCAACCAATGACGGATCGTTGAAGATATTGGCAATGCTCTTGCGAATGATCTTTGGAGTAGTGATCGGTCCCCAGAAATAACCTTTCACGGTGAACTTCAATGTCCAAATGACATATCGAACGCTTTCCCAATCACCTTCGTATTGCGTATTGCTTTCAACACTGTTCAAAATAATAGGAACGTCTTTTATGTATTCCATTGTAGGAATGGGAGTGATCGGGACTGTGTAATCAGGATTGAAATAAGGCAATATCTGTTCGAGAACGTGAAGCCCGTCGTCTGTAGTTTTTGCGTAGAGCGCCAGTTCGAACTCTATGTCGTAAGGAACACCCATATATTGTTTTGCGCTTTTGTATGCTGTTTCATTTTTGGCAACTTTCAGAAGTGATCCCTGCTTTCTATCCGCGTCATAGGAAACGTTGGTGATGTAGAAAGACATGCGCGGCAACACTGTCTGAGTTGCTTTCAACAGGTCCGGATCGCTTTCAAAACGGGTTACATACTTGTCCTTTGGCGCATATGAGATAGGCACGCGAAAGCGTTCAAGTTCCGTATCGCTATCTGGCGCTTTTCGAACCATTGTGATCTGGTTGAATATGGTGCCAAAAACGATGACGTACTTTCTCATCAACTTGTAGTAAAAATAGTCTTGACTAAGCATTATGGCTCACCAAAGGGGTTTGTTTCTGAGAAGTCAATGAAAGTGTTACCCTCATCCTGAATCAACCTGTTATCAGATGAATCGTATTTGACGTAATCTCCAAGGTCGTCAACAATAGTGACGATGGTATAGGTATTGGATGTTACACCAGTTAGATTCTGGTTGTTGGCAATGCTTCCTTTGATGTCGATTACATGAAGTTCGGTATTCGATGCGTTCCAATCTGAAACGGTTGCCGTCATTGTAGCATAGTCAAGGTTCGCACCCTGAAAGACTGTTTCACCGATGATGAAGTTGCCGTTGCTGGTAACAATCAACTTGACTGTGTAGGAGGATTGAACCTCGACCTTATCAATATCTTCGACTCCTGTGCTGATCTCTTCATTGGCATAGCGGAACAGTTCACAACGTAGTTCATAGACGTAAGGAAGCCTATTGCCAATCGCGAACATATGGCTCTCTTCCTCAACAAACTTGATCTCGAAAAGACGGTTCATAACCGGTATCCAGATCAAGTCTCCCTCTCGGGGTCTGGGTGTTACGTTATTGGGAACATATTTCTCGAACGTCTTGCGCCCGACAACGAAGTTGGCATTGTCGCGTATCTCAAGCCCAAATCGTGAGAAAAAGTCTTGATCACCACGAAAACCTTCAACAGTGTTGATGTACATTTCCATCTGATAGGCACGCTCAAACTTGGAGTTGACGTTCTCTCCAAAAAGCATGTCTGTTTCATCCCAGTTCTCACGAGGCATGAAATACACATCATGCCCGTAAATCTGAATGGCTTCAGTTATCAGGTCATCGACAAGATACTGTTCAGTTATCCTGTTACCGGCATAGTTATTGAAAGTAGTGGTTAGTCGCCATTGACTAACACCTCCTTTCTTCTCCTACGTAATGCGGATTCTCTCATTTTTTGTTTGGATTCCTCAGTATGTTTTCTTCCTAGATGATATTGACGAATGGCTTCGTTGTGCTCTTTTGTATTTTTGCTATTCCGTCTACCTTCGTGGAGTTTTTTGAGATGTTCTTTAGTTCGTTTTCTTTTTTTCGCGGCTTCAGATAGGTTTTTCTTATGCTCGTCCGTCATGGTTTCGCTGGTCCATCCTTCAAAAAATAGACCATCGTTTTCGTGCTTGTTATAAAAGTTTTCGTTCACTCTAGCATCAACCGCTTTCAATATCTTGCCTTCGAATATGAGCATGTCTTTCCAATAGCCTGATGCGATAATCTGTCTTGTGAAATCGTTTGGTCTTTTCTCAAACTCTGAAAGCATGTGTTTTGACGAGCAAACATAACCGTCATCGGGATTGCCCTTATGCGATCCGATATATAGCATGTTTGTTTTATGATCGGTCCAACAATAAACGAATGCTTCCATACTTCCTTTTTCTCCCTTATCCCATGATGAACTGGGGTGGTTCTTCGTATGTTGATCGTATGAGGTCTTCGACTTTCTCGATCTCGGCTTCAGCTTCCTCGTAAATCTGCTGTCCGTTCATGGTGACTCCGCCGATGAGTGCCACATTATTGTACTTGCGCATGTTGTTGCCCCAGCGTCTCTTGATATGAGCGGTGGCAAGCCTTTTGAGCATTCGATCATTCCACACATCAGCAAACTCATTTGGGTCTACCAAAATCCAGCCTTCGATAATGATATACTCACCCACATCAACGTCATTTGTCCAATCCCAATCAATGAAAAGCTTGTCTGTATGACGGTTGAAACGAACCGGAACCAAACCAGAAAACAATAGATCGAGTGTTCGAAGGTGCTGCATGGTTAGTACATAGGGCACATAACTTGTGCTTGTGAAATCGTATAGCTCATGAAGGCGTAACTGATAGCGAAGGTCAAACATATTGACCGAGGCATTTGACGATTGAACAGGAAAAATGCGTGTTACACCAAAGATGTTTTCGGTGATTGGAATGTACTGATTCGTTTTGTCGTCAGAGGTTATCTGATGCTTGAGGTAATGGCGTTCGACACCATCATGGTGAAAGTCGTGAAAGTATTGAAGTGCGCTATCGATTGCGTCGTCAACTTGATCGTCGTCAATATTGATCTCGATTACTGGAAAGCCCAGTTCGCGAAGGCACCAATCTTTCATCTGTTCTTTTGTTGCTGGTACGCTCATTTTACCTTCCTTTTGTGGTATTTAGTAATTACTCTCCGGGAACCCAATATTTTGCGTAGTAGGTGATCACGATAATCCCCGGTCTTCCAGCGCCACCATTGGTATTGCTGCCACTTTCAATCCCACCACCGGCACCTCCATAAACGTAACCTATTTGACCAGATGTTCCACCATTGCCGCCAGCACCAGCATAGCCACCACCACCACTGCCACCGCCACCGCCAGTATTACCATCGGTGCCAGTGGTGCCATTGCTGGATGTTCCGGCACAGCCACCTCCACCACCGCCACCACTTGAGTATCCATCACCACCACCACCTCCGGTACGATTGACGCTGCCATATTGTCCCGTTCCACCAGAAGAGGGACCAAGTGTGGGATTATCACCATAAAAGTTGGTTGATCCACCGCTGCCGCCATTCGCTCGACATCCTTGAGAACTACTGGTTGGAACGGCTGCTGAACTTCTATTAACCCATGTTGTGCCGCCATCATTGCCATTATACGAGGTTGTGGTGCCACCGGAGCCAATAGCATAGTAAAGTGTTGAATAACCTTCTAAACCAAAGTTTACTAATTTGGAATAGCCGCCGCCAGCCGCACCAGCACTACCAGTGGGCTGTACAGAGTAACAATAACCACCAGCACCACCGCCGCCATAACACTCGATAGTGTTGGAAGCATCATTCCAGTCAGACGGAACAGCCCATGATGAACCAGATGTTTTAGTAACAGTCGTAGGTGTTTCTGAAGTAGCCCAATATCCGGGTTTACCACCACCGCTTGATAGGTTTGTTACTTTCAGCATTACAATTTGCTCTTTAAGTAGTCTCTGAATTGAGTTGCCGTGATCGTTGGCTGCGAGTTCATTGTTCTGACCTCATTCACCAACTCAAAAAGAACAGATGCCAAAGCTTTCTCGACAGAGTATTGTTTGTCCGTCATACTAACGCTCTCTGTCTTCACTTGGTCGATCTCTTGAGCAGTGTAATCGCGAAGGTGAGTTGTGATAACATACTCATCTCCAACCAATTCTTCTGTAGTGGTCTGAATGATGTAGTCAGGATCACTGGCAGTGTTATCCACAACGCGCGATACGGGGTGCCACTCCACGTTTTTGTGAGGAATGTCAACAGGTCTGCTTTGAAGCCGTTTTATATATTGAAAAACACCATCTATGAAAAGTGCGTATTCGTTCATATCTTCTCCTTAGTCGTCCGTGACAGTATTGATTCGGTAGTGGATTTTGACGCCATGTAACTGACCCAAACCACTGTATGTGTCTGATCCATTTGCCGTAGGACGAGTAACAACGAATGTCAATAATTCTTCTGCTCCCGGTGAGCCTCCCGGTGTGATAGTTATTTCGTTTGTGATTTGAGAATACTGTCCTGTTCCGCAGGTATCAGCAACATATGTTGGAGTAGGAACTGATGTATTCAAGGAGTCGCCATCTGCTAATGCTTGAGTGGAAATGCCCCAAACAACACCACTTGCGCTTGTAGATGGATTGTTCCAAACAAACTGGCAAACCAAGTCGCCTTCATCCCACCCCTTGGGCATTTGAATACTAAACTCGGCATATTGTTGTGTTGAACCATCAAAATCCATTGTCTTGTATGAGTTGCCACCACTCGTTGCCCATGTATTGGATGCTGCGGTATCATTGCGTGGCACCATACCAGCAGCAGCAACCCAGATTGTTTGTTGACCACCAATGAGAGCCGTGACTGTATTTGAATTTGCGAAGGCACTGTTTGCCGCGAGCATCACGTTGTTTGCTGCGTAGGTATAGGTAGTATTCTGAGCAGCATAGGCAGAGTTTGCTGCGTTCATAACATTGTTAGCAGCATAGGTGTAAGTGGTATTCTGAGCAGCATAGGCAGAGTTCGCTGCTTTCATTACGTTGTTAGCAGCATAGGTGTAAGTGGTATTCTGAGCCGCATATGCTGAGTTAGCGATCAATCGAACGGTATTGGCAGCAAAGGTATAGTTCGAGTTGGCACTATTCCAGACTGTGTTGGCTTGTAAAAATGCTGCTACGGCAACGGTATCATCTGTCGCGCTAGTTGCTAAGGTGACATTAGCAGTGTTCAAGACAGCATCATCAACAATAGTAACTGTGATGTTGGTCCCTTCAATGAAGTTGATTGCTCGTCTCACGGATGCGGAAGCATAGGTTCCACCTGTCGTCTTACCAACATTCATTGATACATTGGAATAACCCATTGCTGTGTTTGCCACCAACATGACGTTGTTAGCAGCATAGGTATAGTTACTGTTGGCTTTGTCGTAAGCAGTATTAGCGATCAACCGAACCGTGTTGGCAGCAAAAGTATAGGTTGTGTTTTGAGCAGCATAGGCAGAGTTCGCTGCTCTCATCACGTTATTTGCTGCGTAAGTGTAGGTTGTGTTTTGAGCAGCATATGCCGAGTTGGCAATCAATCGAACCGTATTGGCAGCAAAGGTGTAGTTACTATTACCAGCGGCATATGCTGAGTTAGCGATCAATCGAACCGTATTGGCAGCGAATGTATAGTTCGAGTTGGCACTATTCCAAACCGTGTTGGCTTGACCAAATGCTGCTGCTGCCACTGTATCATCTGTCGCTGTTGTTGTGATGGTAACGTTGGAGACGTTGATTGCCGAATCATCGTCAACGTTTACTGTAATCAGACCACTTTCAAGGAAGTTGATACCTCGACGTGTTGCTCGATTAGTGTAGTAACCGTTGGATGAAATCGTGTTACCAACTGGAATCAAGTTCGCAGCATTGGCTTGAGCAAACGCAGCATTAGCCGCAAGCATCACGGTATTAGCAGCATAGGTATAGTTACTGTTGGCTTTGGCATATGCTGAGTTGGCAGCGATCATCACGTTGTTTGCCGCGTAAGTGTAGGTCGTGTTAGCTTTGGCATATGCTGAGTTGGCAGCGATCATCACATTGTTAGCAGCATAGGTATAGTTTGTGTTGGCTTTGGCATATGCCGTGTTTGCGATCAATCGAACCGTGTTAGCTGCGAAGGTGTAGTTACTGTTGGCACTATTCCAAACCGTGTTGGCTTGATCGAAGGCAGCTTCAGCAATGGTGGTGTCTTGAGCAACTCCACTTATCATAACGTTAGCAACATTGATCGCTGGATCATCATTCACTGTAATGGTGATATTTGTGCCTTCAAGGAAATTGATACCTCGACGGGTTGCTCGATTGGTGTAATAACCGTTGGACGAGATTGTATTACCTACAGGAATTAGGTTGGCAGCATTGGCTTGCGCAAACGCAGCATTAGCCGCAAGCATCACGTTGTTAGCGGCATAGGTGTAGTTGGTGTTGCCTGCCGCATATGCGCTATTAGCAACACGCATCACGGTATTAGCAGCATAGGTGTAGTTGGTGTTGCCCGCACCGTAGGCAGTATTGGCAATCAACCGAACTGTATTGGCAGCGAATGTATAGTTGCTATTTGCTGAATCCCAGACACTATTAGCTCTATCAAATGCCGCTTGCGATTGAGTATCCGCAATATCGGCAGTTATGTTTGCTGCGTTTGCTTTTGCGTATGCTGTGTTAGCAACCAACATGACGTTGTTAGCAGCATAGGTGTAGGTCGTGTTAGCCGTCGCGTGTGCGGCTTCACCTTTGGCTTGTGCTGTTTCAACGGCAGTGTTTGTAGCGATAGCATAAAAAGTTGTGGCATCGTTGGTGAACTGCCACTCATCCACCCCTTCGTTCCACAACACTGAGACATTAGCATCGGCACTACCACGATTGATCTGAATGCCAGCGTCTTCTGACGGTGCCACGGTATGCGGCAAGTCGGCATTCAACTCGATGATGTTATCACCGACTAACAATGTTTCCGTGTTTGCGAAAGTTGTGTTACCTGAGATTGTGACGTTGCCGGATACAACAAGGTCGCCGTCGATTGTTCCGCCAGACTGTGGTAGAGCAGCATATGCCAGCAAGTTAGCACTATTAGCCTTGTCGTATGCGGTATTAGCAATCAATCGAACGGTATTGGCAGCAAAAGTGTAGTTACTATTGCCTGCCGCGTATGCGCTATTTGCTATTAGCCTCACTGTATTTGCTGCGAAGGTGTAATTACCGTTAGCGCTATTCCATACCGTATTAGCTTGGTTGAACGCTGCTTGTGATTGAGTATCCGCAATATCGGCAGTGATGTTCGCAGCGTTTGCTTTTGCGTATGCTGTGTTAGCAACCAGCATGACGTTGTTCGCTGCGTAGGTGTACGTACTGTTAGCAGCACCGTAGGCAGTATTTGCTATCAATCGAACCGTGTTGGCAGCAAAAGTGTAATTACCGTTAGCGCTATTCCATACCGTATTGGCTTGATCAAATGCCGCTTGCGACTGAGTATCGGCAGTATCGGCAGTCAGATTAGCTGTGTTAGCCTTATCCCATGCGCTATTGGCAACCAACATAACGTTGTTTGCGGCATAGGTATAGACTGTGTTGGCAGCATCATAGGAAGGTGCTAGAGCCTCATATTCGGCTTGCGTCAAATGGTAATATTCATCGACTGTTCCACCCTGAAGGTTTGTAAGAGTGTTATGATCGACACCAGCTCCAGAAGATGAGTTCGTTACCGCGCTGAGATTTATAACTCCCGGTTCTTCCGCAAGTCGTGTTCTACCATCTGATCCATACGAGTTACCTGTGTACCATATCAATCGATACGCAATTACCGACTCGTTGATCTCAAAATTATCCCAAGTGAAGTTTTGAATGGATTCGGAACGTGCCTCTGCTAATGATCCATACTCTCCTCTACCGGGAACAACAACGTAATTGGCATCGCCTTCCATTCCTGTTACGAGCAAGTATGTTGTGTAATACTTACTTGCTTGACCAGTCGTCATAGTACCGGCATTGTCGTATTCGATATAGCTGGCAGGTGTGTACTTGTAAGGAACGTTGCTATATGTCCATGTCCATGCGCTCGCTCCTGTTCGATACCACACAACATAGTTGGTTGGTGACGTTCCGTTTCCGTCACCTACTGATGAGTTGTTGTGTAGGTAATCCTGATCTAGAAGTGTCGATGCTGAGATGGCAAACGTTACGGCAGCATTGGTATCAAGGTCTACAGTGTAACCAGTTAGAGTTGGCGCGCTTATCAGTTTTGCGCCTTCAACGGCATGAAAATAGTATTGAATCGCTCGATCCATTCCGACGCTGTGTCTTTCGTCAGCAATCCAATATTTTGGTGTTGCTCCCGATCTCCACTCAACGGTCGCGACAGGAACTTTGTCGTCCATAAGTGACCAGTCTGATAAAGAGGCAGTAAGTGTTCCATCATTGGCATCGATATAGATGTACCACTGTCCATCAGCGGGGGGTGAACCAAGGACAACCTGTTTATTGCCACTAATCTCGACAAGTTTGCCTTGACGATAATAGCCCCATCCTCCACCGGCATCTTGAAGAGTGAAAGTGTAGGTGGTATCGTTGTAATCGAGTGTTGTTTCTGAGCGGTCACGGAAGCCAAGTCTGTCGGTATCAACCCATGTTTGTATTGCCGCATTAGCATTCGCATAAGCAGAGTTAGCTGCCAACAGAACGGTATTGGCAGCATAGGTGTATGTCGTGTTAGCTGTATTGTATGCTGTGTTGGCAATCAATCGAACTGTATTTGCTGAGAAGGTATAGTTACCATTGGCACTATCCCAAACAGTGTTGGCTTGG